AGCCGCAGTATCATTACATAAATCTAACTCTACATGTGGAACCTGAGTTCTTTGTGTAAGAGTAGCCATATGCATATTATTAAAAGCTAATTCTTTAAGGTTTGAAGTTGATTTCAAAGGGCTCGCTAAAGGAACCCATCCCATCATGTATCTTCCTTGCTGAAATCTATTAGCATTAACTACTAATCTGAATCTCATGTCCATTCTAATCCCATATATACCAGATAACTTATTCAACCACATAATCCCCTGTGGGGCCTGAAATGCTGAATAAGGCATTGGATAACTATTTAAGAACGAATATGTATCAGTTGTGGAAAAATTTCCTGCTACCAAAACTATAGGCTTTGAAAGAAATGTTTGAATAGACTGATGATTATTATCTGAATCTACAGTTCTAAGGACTGAGTCATTAATGTGAGCTATGTGAGTTGGATCTCTTTGCACTATATTTTTATCATCAACGAAAACTGTTGTATCGTCTTTGTGCATATTATGCTCTCCTCCTCTAACTGTCGGGTCTTCTGGCACCGCTTCTGTGGCAGAACCACTTGTGTGTATGTCAGAAGGTATTTCTGTGTGTTGGACGCTTATTGGTGCGCCCGGACCATTATTATTATTATTATTGGCAAGTGATTTATAAAACAGGGCTTACACTTTTATTGCACCTGAGTCTAAGCATCTCTCTTTGATTTAGGGGCTGCCTAATCCCTGTGTGATTAGTATCCTAAATAGGCAGGGAATTACGCTGGCAGCACTACCTCTATAATCTCTGCTTAGAAATAAAATGATGAGGCAAGATCACACCAACGCTCGACCTTCGGGGTCTTAATTTATGTTCCGTGGCACTTCCACGGATAAGCTGTTAGAAACCCTAACAGGCGGCTTTAGATATTTAATGTCATCTCTGACGTTGCTAAATCTAATATAAGAAACTAGTATTCAGAGTATCGCTATACACGATATCATAATTTGTGGAGAGTTCTTTAGCAGGTGTTACTCCATAAAGGTATTTTCCTTTTAGATTTATTATTTCCTCGGCGTATTTGTTAAAAACTTCTCTTCCATGTAAACTAAGTTCTGAAAGTGTTGAAGAAAGTTCATCAGCGGTTATTTGTAACCCACTTAAACCTTTCTTTGTCCAGTTTAGAGTAGCGAAAATAGCTTCTAGTCGCAAGGGTGCAACCCATCTATTGAGTGAATCATCAAATCTAAAAGATCTCTTAAGAAATTCCACTTCTGTTATTTTCCTGAAAGGCTTCGTAGCAGTTTCTTTCATTTCTGTTGTGTATACCATACCTGACATATCCATGAATTCCACTAAGGTCAGCTCATTGAAATCATCTTCAATTTCCGGACTAACCGAAAATATATTAT